GTAGCAGTACTGGTGCCGTGCGTTGACGATCGCGTCGTAGTTGCCAGCGCCCGTCCCGCCGAGAAGCGCCTGTATCACGCCGCCGCCGCCGAGAGTTTCGCCGATCGCCATGCGCGGCCGAAGCACGTCGCCGTCGGTGCACATGTTCTTCACGCCGCCGATGACTAGGCCGCGGCCCCACCGGTAGGCGCCGCCGCGCGCCTCCATCAGCTGAGATGGGAGGTTCGACCGCATCGTCCCGGCCGACCAGACGGGGAAGAACGGCGACGGATCGCCGGCTATCTGGAAGCGGGTGAAGCCCTGTCCCTTCCCGCCGGCCTGCCCGTAGGAGAATTCCTGCGGGTTGCCCACCTACCAGCCGCCCCAGAAGCCCGAGGCCCAGTCCCAGTAGCCGCGACCCTTCAGGATCGGTTCCCGCTGGCCCGAGACCGCGGCGGCCATGATCTCGTGGTCGGCGTGAGACCCGACGTCCCAGTCCATCAGGTCCGAGAGCTCCTTCTGATACCGGCCCTCCCACATCGAGACGTCGGTCGTGCTCTGGAGATATGCCGCGATCTCGCGCAGGAGCGAGAAGAGGGGCACCTTCGGCCACACGTCGATGAGCCAGTTGGTCGAGTAGAGGTACAGCGGGAAGGTCGTCACGGCGCTTGCCGCCGCGGTTGCGATCGTGACGTCGGTCGCGTTGGGGAACGCGCTCCAGACGCCGACATAGTCGGATTTGTCGTTGGGCGCCGCGAGCCCGGTGAGGTTACCGGCGTTTCTCAGCGACAGGGTATCCAGTCCCGGGTTGGCCGGATCGGCGCCCTGCTCGGTCAAAAACGCGGTGGCCGGCACGGTGATGGTCGTCGGAGCTCCGCCGGCCCAGGTCCCGACGGTCTCGATGATCTGCGGGAGCTCCGAGTAGTACTCGATCTGCAGCGTGTAGTTGCCGGAGTCCGGGCCCGCGTCGTCCGGCGTCGGGTAGAGCTGGATCTGCTGGTTGAGCACGGAGTAGTACCGCGGCTTGCCTGGAGCCGCGTTGGCGCCGTCGCCGTAGACGAGACGGCCCTCCTGCTCCTCGAGGAGCTCGAGCGGAACGATCGTCCCCGTCGACAGGCGGTAATAGATCTCGTGGATGAAAAGCCACCGGCCGCCGGCGAGGCTGTAGGTCGAGGTGCTCGGGACGGTGACGATTGTCGTGTTTTTCCAGCCGCGGCGCCAGCGGGTGATGCGCTCGATCTCGCGGAAATTGGCGTTTAGGTAGCGAGTGAGGCTCGAACGCAGCCTCTCATCCTTCTGAGCTACGGCGCCGAGCGCCTGGGGGTAGTAGCTTTCGGCGGCCCGGATGATCTGCAGGACGTCTCGCACGGCGCTGCTCCCGCCAGCGAGATTAGCCTACGCTGGCCGCTCTGAACGATTGCTTCTTCGGTTTGCTCGTCGGCGGAGGCGGAGGCGGCAACAGCTCCTCTTCCGCTTCGAGACGGAGCTTCTCGATTCCGTCGACGAGATCGTCGAGCTCCTTCGGATGCTTCAGCCGGAAGTGGGCCATCAGCGCGATCTGGCTCTCCGCCCGGAAGTCGATGCACACCTTGCAACGGAAGGGATCGGATGCCAAGAGCTGCTGATCCATGATCGCTAGGGCGAGGCCGACGAGCTCGCGCGGGTGGATGAGGACCTCGACCCACTGGCCCTCGGTATTGCGCTCGCGGATCTTCGCGTCCTGTGGCACTTCGCTCAGGGCGATCTGCTTCTGTTTGCCGAGGAAAATCTTCCGGTTCTGGACGTAGTAGACCTTGGCGTATGGGCCCATGTAGGCCAGCCGCCCGTCGAAGCCGGACTTCTTGACTCGCTTATCCGTGGGGATGATGAAGCCGTTAGGCGCCTTCACCTGCATGCGATCGGTCCACGCGAGGTTCGCGTGGGCGTCCAGTAGCGCCTTGTGCTCGGCGAGGATAGCCCGGACGGCCCGCTCGGGCGAAGCGGACTCGTCCGGGTTGAAGTGCGGCGCAATCTCAAATTCGACGTCGGGAGGAGCGTCGACCGACAGAGACTCCGCCGGAGACAGACGGTCACTCATCAGATGCCGGCCGTCGGCTCGGTGACCCCGATGACGTCGCGGACGCCGTAGACGAGCAGCAGCGGGTTGACCACGCCGGCCGTGGAAGTCGTCGTGACGAGCACGGACCACGCATCGGCCGCCGCGTCGGCCGCGGCGAAGGTCCAGGGCGTGAACGGCACGAAGAGCTCGTCGGCCCCGGAGGCCGCGACCGGCAGTGATGCCGTGCCGCCCGTGGCCGCGGAGACGCCGTTCTTACGCAGCGTGACCACCGCGGCGTTGACCGTGATTCCGGTCGTGATGATGTAGACGATCCCCACCGGAACCCAGACTTCCGCGGGCGGATATCGCCCGGTCAGGTACTTGGCCTGGAGCAGCGGGCCGGAGATGCCAGAAGGTGTCTTGGCCTTCAGGGTCTCGTTGGCGCCGGAAGTCGTCAGCGAGCCGAGGCTCGTGCGCTGATATCCGCGGAATCCCCTGTCGATGAAACCCATGTTTCCTCCTACCCTTTACAGGGAATCGGCGCGGACCTGATGCTCCTCGCCGCCATCATTCGTGAAGTTCCAGACCTGCACGTAGCCGCCCATGAAGAAGTGGGCCATGCCGCGATCGCGGCCGAAGCCCTGCGGGATCTTCATGCGCAGATGCGGCGCCAGGGCGACCGCCTCGAGCACGTTGTCGGAGCCGAAGTAGTACCCCGGCGCGAAGCCAACGACGTTGGTTCCGGCCGGCGAGGTCAGTGCGTTGTTCTCTTCGACGAACCGCACCGAAGCGTACTTGCCGACTTCCGAGTCGAACAGCTTGTCCGGCGTCGCGTACTTCGAGACCTCGATGAACTCGGTCGACTCCTTGATCCCGCGGACGTGGTCGACCGCGCCGATGCAGAAGTAGTCGCCGTTCGCCATCGCGGGGGCCTTCAGCGTCCCGCGGAGGTAGTCGGAGATGTCGCGGACGTGGGAGACCGTCATCAGGTTCCCGGCCACGGCGCCCGGGGTTCCCGACGTCGAGATCGTGCCAGTCGACGCGGTGATCGGCGTGTAGACGACCTTGCCGAGCGCGTAGGCTGCGAAGGCGACCTTGTCGAGCCCCTCGATCTGGTCCTGGCGCAGCACCATGCCGACCATCTGGCCGGCCGACCACTGGGAGAAGGTCTCCAGCTTCTCGGTCCACTCGACGGCGTTGCCGTACTCCGTGACGACGACGGACGCCTGGACGAAGGGGAACGTCGTCGCCGGAATGTCATCGGTCTCGCCGAGGCCCGACTGGTTCATCGGCGTGACGAGGCGGCCGAGCTTGTCGATCAAGACTCGGTCAGCCTTGTGCTTCCCGTAGGAAGACACGGTCACGGTCATCTGCTGGAAGAACGTCGAGGCCGTTGCGCGCTGGCGGATCTCACTGTCGATCGACGCCGTCGCCGAGTAGCCGCCCAACCCGGAAATTGCCCAGACCTGCATGGAAGCCTCCTATTTTCCCGCCGCGGCCGCTGCTGCGGCCTGGGCCTTTTTACGCTTGCGCATCGGGCCGAGGACACGAGGGATGTAGGTCCGAACGCCTTTGGTCTCCAGGGAGTCGTTTTTCTCGTTGGCGTACTGGGCCGTCATCTTCTTGAAGTCTTCCTCGGCGTTCTCGTCGAACAGTTTCGCGTCGGACATTTCCTCGCCGTAGAAGCGGGCGAAGGAGGAAACCTCCGGCGGGGGCGCCGGCTTCTCGGGCGTCATGGGCGCTCCGTTGGCGGGCGGTGTCGCGCCCTCCACATAGGCCGGCGGCGGCGTCTCTTTCTTCGAGAACATGTCCCGGTACTTGGCGACGCTCCTGCGGATGTACTCGCCCGGGCCGACCTTCTGCCCGCCGGCACGGATCTCGTACTCCGCTGCGGCGGCCGCGGCAGCAAACAGCTGCGGGTTCTCGGCGATATCCGGGTTGTTCGCCTTCGCGTTGTCGAGCGCCGCTTGGTACTGATCCTCTTCGCGCTGACGCTGGATCGTCGAGGCGAGACGGTTGAGCTCCGGGGCGACTTCCTGGCGGACGCGCAGCCGCGTCCCGCGGTCGAGCGCCGCCTTCTGCTCCTCTGGACTCATCTTCAGGGATTCCGCGGTGTAGCGGTCGTAGGGGTCTTCGATCGGTTCCGGCGGGGCGACCGGCCGGGACATAACCGCGGCGGCCATCCGTTCCGCCTGCTCCCTGGCGCCCGCCTCACGCGCGAGCTGCTCGCGCATCTGGGCGATCGCCTCCGGGGTCGCGGCCGGCGGAGCCGGAGGCGTCGCGAGCTCGTTAGCCATTCACGATCTCTGGCTGACGTTGCATCTGGAGATACTGCTGCTCGAGCGAGTCGATCAGTTCCGAGAGCATCGAGAGGCGGCCCGCGTTGTACTCGAGCCGGTTGCCGCCCGCGACGTCTGCGATCGCCGTCTCGTATGCGGCCTCAAGCGTCCGCTTTACCGGGAGAATCTCCACCGGAAGCAGGACGATGTTTTTCACTTCGTGCCCTTCACGGACTGGAGGCGTTCGCCGACCGACTGGATTTCCTGGCGAGTCGCTTCAGTCGGCCCGTCAGGGGGGCCGCCCTTCTGAGCGAATTTGGAATTGAGCAGATCCGAAGGGGACGTCGAGGGCCGATCGACCGGAATCGGCACTTCTACGTAGCCGCACTCGAGGGGATTCTCTGCCATCAGTGCGAGGCGACCTTGTTTCCGGTGCCGGTGTCTCCGGGCTCGGGATTTTCGGCGTCGACGATATCGGGCTGGATGTTGTAGGAGCCGCGGGAGGTGCCGTCGTTTCCGAGGGAGCCGACGGAGCTGCGGACACCCTTGATCTGAGTCGTCGCGGTGGCGGGTCCGGCCGTGGGGTATCCGGGCTTGGTGTAGCCGACAACCGCCGGATCGCCGTCGGAGACTTCCATGTCGCCGGCTCCCGACAGGGCGTTGGAGCCCTTGATCGCTTCCAGCGGCCCCGTGCTCTTGGTCTTCTGCGCCATCGGCTTACCTCCGCGTTTTGTTCAGCCTAGGATTCGAGCTTCAGTGTAGCACCAGCTTTTTCTGGCGCAAGTTTAGCGTCGGCAGTGATCGAGTCTCGTACTGGCTCGCCCTCCCCCTCGAGGGACACGGTTGCGACGGGCTGGACCCTGTTCTCTCCGCCGAGTGCTGAGGGGTGGAGCAGCCCCATCTGGTTGACCATGTCCTCGATCCGACGCCCGTCGGGCGGTGTGCGGTCGAGCTTGAAGATCACGCCGAGAACCGGGACGATTACGTATCGGCCCCTCTTGCGTTCCCCTCGGGTCCTCCAGACGAGGCAGGGCGAGACGGAACGGGCGTTAAGCTCCGTGTAGACGCGCAGGACCCACTGGGCGAGCCAGCCGTACCAGTTCTTCTCGTTCCGGCCGTGGCCGATGCCGGTCGCGGCGGTGATTTTCCTATTGACAGGTATCGGCTTGTCGGTGCGAACGTGGGTACACCACGACCAGCCCTGGCGGTACTCGCGCGGATTGATCGACTGGTCGACGACGAGGCGCGAGGGCAGGTAGTTCATGAAGGCTGCCGAGGCGAGCGGGTCGACTAAGGCGACCGCCTTCATGAAGTTCCACTTCTCGCGCACTGTGGGCAGGTCGTGGACTTCCGGCAGATCGTCGTACCGTGGCCGTGGGACGTCGGCGAGCCCGAGCTCCTTCGCCACTTCGGCTTTCCGCTCCGGCGTCATGTCGCCGGATTCGTCGTAACGGGCGCTCAAGAGACCCTCCCGGCCTCTCCCGCGACGGAGGCGAGGCTGTTATGCGGGTTGGTCTGGGAGCCGCCCGGGGCGCCGTTGGGCCCCTTCTGCCCACCGAAGGGCATGCCGCCGGGAGCTCCGGCCGGGCCCATCGGCGGGCCCATCGGCTGCGGCCCCATCATCTGACTGACGCGCGCCATCTGAATCGCCTGGATCATCGCGTCGGCCTGATTCAAGACCATGCGCTGCGGCTGATGGTAGAGGTTCAGCATGACTCGGAGCTGCTCTCGCTTGTCGATGAACATTCCGAGCAGCGTATCGGCCGAAGTGATCCGCATGAAATCCCCGGTCTCCTGCAGCCGCTTCTGCCGCGTGATCTCGTTGGTGATGCCTACGGCCTTGAATTCCGCGTCGAGGTAGCCGACCCTCCACCGCTCCGCCGGCGTCATCGACTTCATCTGCTGGATGAATCCGAGCGCCTCCTGATCGTCGCCGAAGGCGCGCTCGAGGTCGACGTCGTCGTACTGGTCCTCGTACTGGAGCATCGTTAGGTAGATCATCTTCAGCATCGGCCCGATCGCCTGATCCTGAAGGTGGACGGCGGCGTCGTTGAAGTTCTGCTGCGCCGCCTGGGCCCGGATCTGCGCCTCCTCCGCCGTCTTCCGGTTGTTTGAGAGCTGGTTGCCCGTCGCAAATTCCGGCACGGTCGAGGAGATCTGATACCAGTTGACGATGCGATCGAGCATCGCCATGTCCATCGGCTGAATCGGCTGGAAGCCTTCGGTCGGGTAGAAGATTTTCTTATCCGGGCCCGGCTTTCGCGGCCACATCTTCCCCGGCGCGAACTTCGGCCGGGAGGTGTTCATCGTCGGATCTTTCGAGGCTGAGGGGTCGTACTCCAGAGTCGGCACCTGAAGCATGGCCTTGTCCAGCATGACGTTGGCCTGCTCGTTGAGCGCGTCCTGAAGCTTTCGGTTCTGGTGGAGCAGCCCATAGCCGTAGACCTGATGCGGCAGCAGCTTCGACTGCGTGATGATGAACGGCGGCGTAATGTGGAGGAACGGATTGCGCTCCGGGTAGCGCAGGCAGATGTTTAAGTAGGCGAAGGTGGCGACGACGTTCTGGAAAAGGATCGTCCCCGTGTCCGGGTCCGGGAAGTCGCCCCAGAATTCGTAGAGGTCGACGGACTGGTCGTAGCCGCGGTTGCCGTAGGGGGAGTCGACGTCGCGGCGAATGCGCGCGCCCTCGATCGCCCGCTGATCGTCGCGCATCCCAGGCTTGACGCGCTGCACGTACTTCGCGTCGTAGACCGCCTTGCGCAGTAGCGTCCCGTCCTCGGCGTACAGCGGCTTGGTCAGAGGCCAGAGATCCGAGGGGTAGCGGGTGATCTTCTGGATGAGGAACCGGTTTTTCCCCGACGGGTCTAGCCATATGTCCGTCGGCATCGGGTTCTCGAAGCACATGCGCCGGACGATCTTCGAGGAGTCCTTGAATTGCCACTCGCCCGCCTCGGGGATGATCTGGCCGGCTAAGGCGAGGCGCGCCGGCTTCCAGACGGTGTCGGTGAACCGCATCTGCTCGGCGCGGAAGTGGATTTTCAGGACACCGAGGCCGCAAATCAGCGCGTCCTTGATCGCGCCCTTGATCTCGGGCATGCCGTGCGATTTGCGGATCTGCCACTTCGTAGCCTTCTTGGCGAACTCCGTGAGCAGGTCGTCGGCGCGGCGGTCGGGGTCGACTTCGAAGAAGTCTTCCGACTCGAAGATCGCCTGACAGATGCGGCCGGTGGCGACGTCGATCGCCTGGGACGGCAGCGGCACGTTGACGTTGGCCTGCCACGGCTCCTTGTCGCGCCGCTCGACGTCGCCGTTGTACTGCGCGTAGGCCGCGAGCATCTCGGGCAGGAATCGTTTCCGGTAGTTGTCGCAGTAGTTGAAGAGGGTCCAGAATTTATTCGCGACGACTTCGGGCGTGAGGAGCTCTTTCGTGCCGGGGTAGAGGTAGGTGGCGCCGAGGCCGTATTGTGCCGCGGCGGGGGCGCCGGCGAGCTGGACGTCGGAGTTTTCTGCGGCGAGACTAGCGACGACGCTCATGGGCTCTCGCTTTCAGCGCGCGGGAGTTTTGCTCTTGCTCGGACAGCTTGCGGATGCCATAGACGCCCTGATCGGTTTTGGAGAGAAGCTTCCACTGACTGAGGTTGGCGCAAAGCATCGGTAGAAAGCCCGCAGCATGATCCAGACAGAGAAACCGCGCGATCCAGGCATGCTTGCCGATGCCCTGGGACTGGACGTAGGCGAGGAATTCGGCGCCGTGGGCAGGGGCGCCGCAGGCGGCGCACTCAGGGACGAAGCCCGGGGGTGACGGCGACGATCTCGGCGAGAACCAGCTTTCGTCACTCCGGGTAGCCGTAGGACGCGAAGACGTCCCCGGCCTCGGGAGCGCCGTAGGTGTAGGGATCTCTGGTATCGCCATCTGGTGCCACAGATTGTGCCACGAACCGCAGCGCGTCGCAGACGTCGTCGTAGCCGTTGCCCTTGTGCGGCTCTCTGTGCTCGCCCTTGTCGGGGTAGAAGTACATGCCCCGCAGCGCCTCGCGCAGCACGGAGCAGCGCTCGTCGACGAGGAAGCAGGTTAAGACGCGGCCGGCGTAGGGGCGGGGCTTCCGCATGAGCCCCCGGACGACGTCGAGCCCGTTTTCGATCCGGGCTTTCTGGAGTCCCTCGAAGGTGGTCCCGAGTCGCTCGGAGACGTACTCCATGTCGGTGATTCCGGTGGAGTCGATCTGCTGTCCAGCGATATCCCCGAAGTCGCGATATTGGGAAGGGTGTCGCCCGGGAAACTCGACCTCCTGGGTAGCCAGAACTTCATCAACCAGCCGGTCTCGAGCGCACTTCTTCGGCGTGAGCTCTCGCAGGACGAGGAGTCTGCCGTCCCGTGTCCACTGACACCAAAGAACGGCAGGGGAGCGGTAACCGAAATCCCAACCTCGCAGAATCGGCAGACGCGGATCTTCCTCGATGGTGGCATCGTGGATCTCCGGGTTATAGCTGTCGCCGTAGACGGGTTGCCCGTCGAGCGAGTAGCCGACCTCGCCGTAAATCATCATCTTGATCCAGCCCGGCTCGTGCTGATGCTCGTGTATCGCGTCTTCGATGTAGCGGGTGGGGAGGTTCTCTTTGTTGTCGAAGGAGGAAAATTGGGTGTAGGCCCAGTGGGGATTTTTCGCGCGTAGGCGCGCGTCGGGCCCCTCGTCGATCTTCCAGGCCAGGTCCATGAACCGCTCTTTGATCCAGTGCTTCGATTCGATCGGCCGCGAGTCAAAGAGCAGGCGGTAGTACGGGATGCCCTCCTGCGTGCCGGCCGGGTGTCGGAGCCGTTCCGAGAGGACGGAGAAGACGCGGTAGTCGAGCTCCTGGGCCTCCTGCACGTAGGCGCCGACGAGCTGAGTCGAGCCGAAGCGATCCCACTTATCGCCCGGGACGACGGCGAGGCGGTGATCGTTCTGGAAGTAGTACGACTCCTTTTTCGAGACCCACTCGGCCACGGGGCGATCGCCGCAGATGAAGCTGCCGATCTCATCCGTCAGCGTTAAGTCGGCCTTGGGCATGGAGGCGCGCATCGCCAGAGAGAGCCCCCCCGGCGTGCGGAGGCAGACTTCCGCGAGCTCCTGCATGCAGGCGACGGACTTGCCGCCGCCGATGCCGCCGATCGCGCCCTTGACGAGCTTCGAGAAGTTTTCCCACCGCCGCACCTGATGGAAGAGTTGCTGCCGCGCATTCGGCTTGTAGGTCTCGTAGGAGACCATGTCGCCCTTGAAGTAGGTCTTCACCAGGGCCGTCTCCTCGGCTTAGGCTCTTGACCCTTGCGCTCGAAGGGATTCGGCGCGCGCTCGAAGGGCTCGGAGTCTTTAGAGTCAGGCGGCAGGGTTTCGAGGGCCGACGCCTCCGTCACTATCGCCGGTGCCGGCTGGTGTTTCGGATACGTCCGATCCGTGAACGCCGTGGCCTCGATCGTGACGGGCTCTTTCTTCGGCGGGAGTGCCCTGGCGTCGGAACCGCGGATCTGCGCCGCTGTATCCGCCGCGGTCGGGATGTTCAGGTGCGAGACGATGTTGTAGGTCTTGCGGTTGTTTACCTGAACGATCGGCCCGACCTTCGGCGGCATGAACTTGTCGAGCAGCTTTGCGCCGATTGCGACGCGGGATTTCGTTTCCATCTCTGGGTTCATCGCTATGTCGAGCATCGTCTCGAGCAGTTGCGGGCCCCGAGAGTAGAGAATCGAGTACCCCCTTTGAAGGGCGGCCTCTCGTTCCCGGTGGCGTGTCGCCAGCTTTGGTTCGCCGGATGTGATCTCGGTAGCTTGCCCACGAGGAGCGGAGGTAGACTTTGACGAGCGCGTCTTGGGCATCTCCGCCTATTCTGACAGATTCGACCAGCCGGACTAAGTCGCCGAGGAAGACGGAGAAACGCGTCATCCGCTTCGCCGGTATCCGGTAGATCGGCACTCTCGCCTCGAGGAGCCAGTCGATGATGGCCAGTGTGCTGATGGGCAGGAGACCCTCGATCTGTTGAATCGGGACGAGGAAGTCGGAGGAGATCTTGCTCCACGTCGCGATCTCTTCGGCGCCCATGCCGATGACGCGCGGGAGTTGTCGCAGCATGGCGTGGCGTAGGAGGACGTTCCAGTCGATCACGCCGTCGCGGTCGCGGGCGTTCTCGATGATCGCGAGTTTTTCCGCCGGGTCGGTGACCAAGGCTCCGGTGAGCGGGTCTCGGACGTCTAAGGCGAGCGCCTCTTGAAGCTCGAACTCGTCCCGCGGCGGATCTTTACGCGAGGAGTCCCGCACCTTCGGTTGGGGCCGGGCCGGCCGGAACGTCCTTCAAGAACACCATCGGCTGAAAAAATTTCCTCGATCCGACGAGCCCCGAGTCGCCGCGCGCAACCGTCATCCCGCCTGAGGGCAGGAAGCCGGCGCGCGCCGCCATGGCGACTTTCTCCATGAGCTCGGCCGTCGTGTCGGCCTCGATCACGGTGTAGGAGAACTGTCGGTTGACTGCCTGTCCCAGTGGCTCCGGCCCCATGCGAACCTCACTTCTTCTTTTTCGGCTGCTCCTCGGACGACGACTTCTTCTCTGGCTCCGCCGGGAACTTCTCCGGGTGTTCCGCCTTGAACGACTCGAACTGTTCCGGCGCCTCCTTGCCCTTGGCGTAGATGGGCTCGCCGCCGGCGTAGCCGGAGCCCGAGGCGTGCTCCGGGCAGAGGCGTTCGGTCTGGTCGTGGTCGGTTAGGTGTCCGTGCTCGGCGCCGCAGGTGCACTTGAATTCGGGGTGGATTGGCTTCTCCATTTTTAGATCTCCTTCGGTTCACTACCGTAGCGCTTCCGCCAGAGCTCCCGCAATACGTTGCGGTTGGCTTCGAAGATTCGGGTCAGCTTCTCGACTTCCCCCTCGTCGCCCTTCTCCCGGGCGCGCGCGATATCGTCGCGCAGCCGGGCCAGGGCACCGCGCTCGGCCGGGAACGCCTGGACGCCGTCAGACTGGCTCGTCAACCTTGCCCTCCGCCATTTTCCGCTTCGCCTCCCAGTCCTTCGCCGAGAGATACATCTTGAAGCGGGCCCAGGAGATCCTGGCGCCGAGCCACGCGCCGGTGAAGAAGGCCATGCGGTAGCGCCGGCCGTTGCGCTCCCAGTCGTGGTCGATCTTGCGCATCGTCTCGACCATGTCCTTCTCGAGAAACTTGATCGCGTCTTCGACGAGGTTCGGGTCCATCGCAGCCTTTTCGCGTATGCCGGCGAAGAACAGCGCGGCAGAGTCTAGGATGCCGTCGGGCAGATCGCCCGGCCGCTCGATTCCGTAGTTGACTTCATCGGCCATGAGGGGTAGCGTACACGATCGGGTACAGGGAGGTCAAGATGCAACGCAAAGGCATCGAGTACAGGGCGCCGGAAACCTTCGACCCTGCCGAGATCCGAGAGCTCGAGAAGCTGCGCGTCTTAGTGCTGGATGATGATGCGCGCGAGCCAGTGCGCGAAGGTGTAGAGCGGGTTGACCACGACCAGACAGAGCGCGAACGGGATCATTCCGCCGACCTTGATGCTGAAGCGTGTCATGGGATACCTCCGGGCAGAAGGGTACGCCTGTGAGGGGTAGCCGTGCAAAGCAGCTCCGGCTGGAGCTTAAGACACTGCTCGGCCGAGCGCCGCTGTCGCAGGGAGCTCAACGCCCGCGGTATCCGCACGAGACCGGAACCGGGCTTCGAGTAGTGGAGAAATCGGAATGGAGAACTTACAAAAGGGCCTACAAGGACACCGCGAGGAGGCTCGGCCGCCGGCGACGGTAGCCGTCGTCGCCTGCCGTTACTGCGGGCAACCGATCGTCTGGACGTGGACCGGCAAAGCCTTCATGCCCGTCGATGTTCGGCCTTCCGACCGTGGGACCTTCGTCTTAGTCCCGCGCGATAACGGGCGCTCTCCGCAGTCGGAGTACGTCGGAAAAGACAGCGGCAAGGAAGCCCACGAGTCACATTTTGCGACGTGTCCGAAGGCGGACGTCGCGCGAGATCACGCGAAACTGCGCCGGAGGCAGAACCGATGAGCGAAGTCGAGCACATCTTCGGCCCCCCGTCGTCGGTCGTCGCCGACTTAGAGAAGCTCCTCGACGCCTACCGCAAGGGCGGCATGGCAGTCGCCATCTGTGGCGTTTCGCCCGTCGGCGGCTCCGACTTCATCTTCCTCGATGCGCAGGGCGAGCCCCAGGAGCTCGCCCGATTGACGACGCACCTTGCGATGCTGCACACTCGAGTGCTCCAACTCTTCCAGCAGGAAACGAAGTGGGGGTTGCCCAGTGGCAATAGCAGCGGTCAGTGACGTCGACGGCGCCGTCATAGTCCAGCTCGGCAAGGTCTCCCAGGTCAACATGGGAAACTCCGGCCAGGGGATCGACACCGTCATTTTCAGAACCGGAGACATACGCTTCCCCTCCCCCTCCTCGCGCGTCTACGTGGCCTACGTCTCGATCGCGATGGACGACGGGCTCGTCTTGCCGTCGCCCTCCGTCGTGCAGGTCTGCAACCTCGATGCGGGCTCTGTCGACTGGGCGCAACCGGATTTGGGCGCCGCGCCGTGGAACAGCGCCGCCAACCTTCCGATCGTGCTCGATGCCGCGATGGTCTTCTCCCAGTCCGCACGCCCGCCCGTCTATGCGACGGGGGTAAGGTTCGGCATCCGCGTCTCCGCCGGCTCGGTCTCCGCCAACGGCCGTACCGCGACGATCACCGCTTACGGGTGGGCCCGGTGACCATCTCCGAGAAGGTCGAGATCCTCGCCGAGATCCTCCACGAGTCGGGCCGCGAGGCCGTCGCCCGGAAGCTGACCCACATCAAGGCCGATCAACCTTTCTGCGAGTGGAACGACCTCTCCGAAGACGCCCGCGAAGGCCGCCGCGTCATGGCCCGCTACCTCCTCGCCTCCGGCAAAGTCAGGCTGCTCGTCTGTGTCGCATAAAAAAACTTCGGGCCCCCTTGACGGGGGCCCTGCACGAGCGCAAGATCACATCTTGGCAGAAAATGATCTGATGAAAGCATCTTCCCAAACCCCCGCCGAGTCAAGTCCATTCAGCCAAGAGCTCGAGATTAAGGTCGGCCGGGCCATCCTCTATCTGCTCGCCGTCGCCATCGGTTTGGCCTTCTTCATCCTGTTCTTACCCGCGCTCGGTTGGCTCGCTGGCAGGATGTTCGGATGATCTCAGAGCAGCACGACGCCCACGTCTCCACCTACGTCGCCGCCCGGCAGCGCGTCGCCATAGGCTCCGACGGCGTCCCACGCTGCTACGACTGCGGCGCCCCGGCTGTCGAGATCACCCGCGGCCGCCTCTACCCGGCACGCCTCTGGACAAGATTCGACGAGGCCGGACCGTTCCGGGTCTGCCCCTCCTGCTACCTCAAGTTCTACGGTAAAGCCGGGGGGACCACCGCGGCGCCCTCTCCCGATAGCCAGTCCGTCGAGGACGCCCACCCGGCCAA